CTATAGCATCTGTTCCGAAGCCCAAGCGGGCGCTTTAGGTCTGTGCTCATTCAACGGAAACTGCTCAGATTGCGGCCAATCGCGCAGAGCCTGTAAATAGGCCAGAAGCTCTGTGTACTGACCTACCGTCAGTGTAGTAGGCCTACCTAGCTCCAGTTCGTCGCGGTGTCGATCACGCAATGCGCCGTATAAGTGCAACTGTTCATCACGCCATTTCCGTTCATCCTCTGCAGATGGGGGCAGGTAGAAAGCCTGTAACTCCGCATCCCAGTAATACTTCGTACTTTCCGGGGCGCTGGGGACTTCGATGTACCCCCGCTCTGAAAGCTCATTGTGGTCTTTTTCTGGATCACCCAGCCAACTGCCATAAAACTGGCCACTTGGGAGGCAGTAGAAAAGCTGAACAGCACTCATGCTTTAATCCTTATGCGTGCCCGCCAGTTGGCGAGATTCATGGTGACGGCCCCACCGGTTCCCTTCGCCGGCAGCGCCCAAACAGATGCAGACGGCCCAAAGCCGATAGTTACCGTTGAGGCGTTTACGTCGTATGCGTATGCTCCCGTAGTTGAAGCTACAGATGTGTTGTCTTGCATCCATGTCAAAACCTTGAAACTTTCACCAGGCTGCCAGCCACCTTGGGCGGTCACGCACTCCCAAAAGACCTCTACAGAGTCCAGAGACGGCACATAACCTAAGTTGTGACTGACAACCACCGGCGCACCGGCCGTGATCTGGATATAGCCAGACAAGAAACCCGCCCCGGCTTGCTTTGTGAGCAGTTCGTAACCATTCCACTTCAGCTTCCCGAGAGAATCCATGAACAACTTCCCGGCGATCTTACCGGCCCAGTGAAACGCTATACCAGGCGCCCATTGATCGCCCGTCTCAGCCGGAGCCCACTCGCTCACTTGCTTCGACTCTCGAATTTCTAACGCAGCAGAGTTCCAGTCTAAAGTGTTAGTTGGTGAGGAAAGGCTCGGGCGCTGTTGGCTCACCGCGCCGACCAGCAACCGCTTCCCCAACTCTGCAGTCACTGCGGCATTGTCAGCCTTGGTCGCTAGCGCATTGAGCACAGTGGTCGCAAAGTTCGGATCATTCCCCAGCGCCGCCGACAGCTCTTTTAGCGTGTCCAGCGCGCCGGGCGCCGAGTCCACTATCGCATTGATGGCGGTCTGAATAACTAAATCGACCTGTCCTTTAGTGTATGCGTCTAAAATTCCATAGCCGGCCAGCGAATTGGACTTGCCCGCTTTACCTCCTAGCAAAGCATCCGTAACTGCCTTGGTATAGGCGTCGTCAATTCCATAGGCCGCCAGCGTGGTGCCTTTGTTCGCCTTGCCAGCCAGCGCCTGATCGACGGCCGTTTTGGTGTACGCGTCGGTAATGCCATAGCCCGACAGCGTAGTACCCTTGGTTGCCTTGCCCTCTAAGAGCTCTCCCACCTGATCTTTCGTATAAGCATCGGTAATGCCATAGCCCGACAGTGTAGTGCCCTTGGCTGCCTTCCCTTCCAGGAGTTCGCTCACTTCAATTTTCGTGTAGGCATCGGTAATGCCATAACCTGAAAGTGTTGTTGGCTTTTTACTGATATTGGGGAACTCAGCAGCCGAGCTTACCAGATTCTCTATTGCTTTAAGGACTTGGCCGTCATCATTTACGTCAAGTGAAAGTCCAGCCTTGTAAACTAGGTTGGCAAGCTCACGTTGCAGTGTATTCAACCAGCGAGCTTTTATATGGGTTGCAGGTATGCCCCCAGCGGGATTCCCCTCTGTGAACTCCCCAGCGCTGTCAGCCGTATCGGTACTGTCGCCGATTTTTTGCATTAATTAACTCCATAACCGAAAATAAGAGTTGCATGGGCCGGTTGCATTGCCCTCATACGACACTCTAAAAGCTTGTTCCCCCAGACAGCTAAGGCCTCTCCGGCCGCAGCACTGCCAGCCTTAGCCACAAATACAGTCACGGGCTCTGCGTTAATAAGCCAGGCAGACGTCCAGGCCGAACCATTCACCGCGCTCCCAGCAACCGCAATACCTGCTCGTGCCGGCTTGAACTCGTTAATGTTTATCGTGTACCCGAGACTTGCAGCCAGTTGAATAAAGAATGCTCTCGATTGACCGCCCGAGCCGTTCAATTTTGCCATCACAGCAGCAATGCGCTGTCGCACAGCAAGACTTTCGTCAGTTAGGCAGGGGTCAGGCAGCCCCAGCACTCGCTCATATTCATCGAGAGCCGCGCCTGTATCGGGCCAGATTTTTTCGCCCAACCGATCACTGCTTATCTGTGCAATATCAAGACCACTGGCCTCAGCCCCAAGTAAGGCAGTTAGTGTGGGTGCCGTACCGTCATAGGATTCAGGTGGCAGCAACAAGCGTAACTGCGCAGCCAAACCGCTCATTTGAACACCTGGAGAGTCAGCGTGCCCGGCCTAATCCAGCCAATTGCACCCTCTATGTCAGTAGCAGAAATGTTGGTGGTTGGCAGGAGTAGTTCGTAATCCACTACCCCCGCTAAGTTTCCAAGAATGGTGTTAATCCGGTTGCGCTTTAGGCCTGCATTTGGCTCCAGTGCCCCCAATTCTTCGTTGTACGCAGCTTGCGCGGCTAGTTGAATGTCAGCCAGCGTGTAACCGCTGGCTACCTCGATATTGGCCTTTGCGTCCACGATGCGAATTAACGGCGCAAACACAAAGACTTCAGCGGTGACGGGCCTAAACTTTTCAATCCGCTCAGCACAAGCCGCAATTACTTGCTCGGATGGCGCTCCATCCGGCCCAGTAATAACAACATCAACCGTGTTCGGCCCCCGTCGCTTGGGCAACACGATTGCTGACGCTACTCCATCAACCTCTAGCGCCCACCGTTTATAGTCATATTCAGCTCCGCCAGCAGGAGGATTGCGCATTAGGTCAAGGAGCCGGATCAAGACAGATGCCAGCGGTTCAATATCGCTCCCCCCGACAAGCGGCCCGCTTAACTCCGCCGCCGGATCAATGCCAAGCGGTGGATTAGTCAACAGAACCGGCCCTGATAAGCTGTTCATGCTCGCACCGGAAGCCTGTGCAATGACTGGCACTAGCATGTTTCCCGAAGCGTCGAGCTTGATGGCTGCGGTAGTTTTGAGCACGGCGCCAGTCGCAACATGCTTTAGCGTACTGCCGATGTTTAATGAAACACCTGAAGCCCCTGTGATCTGAGCTGTACCAGTCGCAGCTACGGCGGCGCGGCGTCGGATGTTCCGGTTTGCTGCATGATGCAGCAACTCTTCTTCATCGGCAGTGTCAGGAAATATTTGACGGTACAGCCAGGCTTGATACTGATACAGGCCTTCAATAGCTGCGGCGACAGCGGCGCTACGTATGTAGTTATCTGAGTCACTGCCAATGTCGGCGTCGGGTAGCTGACTGCGGATATCACGCAGAATCGAATCGCGGATGCTGTCATAACTTGGGGATTTAAATGGCATCAGATCACCCTGATATTGTGAGTGAACGTTTGTGTTTGGCCATCTGCTTGTATCACTTCAACGCTCAGCATTAACCAGCCGTCATGCGGCTGTTCAGCGCTTACCGTAATGGAGGTTGCACGACCATCATTTAGTAAAGGCTGGAGCGCACTCTCGGCATACTGGATCGCCAGGCGCCCTACGCGAGGCCGGTCCTTTTCACGACGCAGGGTGTAGAGCAGAGACCCCAAGTTCGGGTCAGCCCAATAGCTGCCCAACGGGGTTATCAGTCGAAGGTAAACGGCATTGGCAAGCGTGTTGATACGCTTGCCAGTAGCGTCGCCAGTGAGGGGGTTTATGCCTGCGTCCATAACAGGCGATTTTCCTTACGTCGCTAAGAAATAGAATTCCTTGACGACGCAAGAAAGTAGGGAGGGCTATTGAAGCGGCGAGGGTTTGGGAGTGGGGCCGTGACTGTGAGCGTTATACAGTTCACGGTCGGCTTGCATGGTTCTAATTCTGTCCTTCACTTCCCCCGCTGCGTCCACCAGGGGAGTGTTTAATACAACCTTGGTCGATGCATTCACAACAAACGTTTCGGTTTTGACCTCGATAGTGCGGCCTCGCTTGAGGTGAATGCTGTCCCCCTCGTCGGTATACAGCGCCACTTCGCCGTCTGCGACCTTTAACCGGTAGCGGCCATCACCGCTGGCGATGACAACCGAGTGATTGGTATTGCCGCCGACCGGGATCACGATGTACTCAGCCCCAGCCAGCGGGCCTGACACAAACCCGTAGTGCTGCATCAGCTCGCCGCTGACGGACTCCCCGGCAAGCCCCTCCATCTCAACGCCGATTTGCGCGCCCGAGTGATTGTTACGTGCTGCCACCGCCCGAAACGCCTGGCGGATATTCTGCTGCACCTGCTGTGCTTGTTTGCGCATCGTGCCAAGTAGATTCATAGCTTGTGCAACTCCTGAATGAACGCAGCGTCCGCATCAGACTTGCGTTTTTTGCCCTTCTTGGTTGGATTCCCATCGAGCACCCATGTCTTGTCTTCGCGCAACCGCAACTCAGTGATGGCCCCCTCACGACGGGTCAATCGCAACGTCCTGGACATCAGGAAGTAAGTGGCATTCAGCCCGTGGGGCTCGCTGAAGACGTTGATACGCTGCCCTGGCGTCCAGACAGCGCCGTTGCCAGCACGATGCCCCTTGACCACCGCCCGGATCTCCAGCCCCTCCAGTCGGCTGTCAGCGAGCAGCTTTCGCGCTCGCGCCTGGCTCATGTCCTGGTTCTCGCATGAACTGTCGATCACGACCTTTGGCCTGAAGATGCCGCGCCGGGCCAGTACGTCGTCCTTCACTACCGTTTTCAGCTTTGACCGGCTGGTGTCGTACCCGTCATTGTCGTACTGGCCGTGCTGGCCGAGGACCGTGACCTGACTGTAGCGACCAGGCATCGAACGGGTCAGGGATAGGCACGCAGCACCTCCCCAGCAGTGATGGCCTGGGGGCTTCTCAGGGCGGGATTCAACCGCAGCAGCTCCAGCGCCCGCGAGTGGTCACCGTACCAATGGTGAGCCAGCAGCCGGAGACTGGATTCACTTGGCACAGCTCGCATGACCAGTGGTGGACGCAGTTGCAGCACCTGGCGCGCTGCCGCCTGCACAATACCGGCGATGGCCCGCAGCGGCTCGATCACACGAAGCGCATCTTCAACCCCGAACAACCGCCGATGCAGCTCGATAGCGGCCTGGCCAAGGCCGCGAGTGCTGGATACCACCGATTCCAACTGCTCCGGGGTCAAGGTCGGCGATTTGCGCTCGTCATCGAGCAGCGCGACAACTGCCGACGCCTGGCTAAGTGCGGCCTCAGTGATCACCAGGACCACCAGATTCCACGCCACAGCGCTGACGGGCGACAGCGCGCCTGCCCCTATGACCAACCCGCCCAACGGGACAGCCGACAGCACATTGTCGGCGGGCGATAGGCCCAGCCTGGCTGCCGCGAGGATTGCTGTTCCGACTCGGGCAGGCTCGGCCTCGATTGCTTCGGCTCCGGGCATCACCAGCAACAGATTGTCTTGGGCGACCAACCGTTGATTGATCAGAACCAGCGCTGCCGCAGCCTGCTCAATGACGCTGCCCGATGCCGCAGTGTCGGCGCCTGATGCGACGACACCAATGACGAATGGGCCGCTACCGACGCTTTCAGTGGGCGATGGATCAATCTGCGCGGAGATCGCCGCCCGGATCTCAGACGGCGTGCGGTGCAGATCAAGGAGCGGGTCAAACTGAGCACCCGCGTTCTTGCCGACCAAGCCGGCCAGGCCAGAGACGACGCCGAGTATCTGACTGCGTAGCTGCATCAGCCTCAAGCCAATACCTGGTAATCCCAGCAGGTTCTCCAGCAGCCCAACCCAACCGCCGCCGATCAGCTGCTGTACAGCGGCGATCAGGGCGTCTACCTGGCCCAGCAGATCCAGCAAGCCGTCTTGCCACCGCCGCTCATCCTCGGGCGAAAGTACGCCCTCAGGTACAGCACGATCAGAAGCCCGACGGTGATCAACGTCCAGTTGGTCAGTCGGGGCGCGTGGTAGCGACCACCGACACGCAGACGCGGGCGAAACTTGTTCATGGATGAACTTCCTTTTCGGGTTTGAGAGAGGCGCGAATACCGGCGATAGCGCTGGCGGCTATGCCTGGATTTGGTGGGGAGAAGCAGCGCCCAGGTCGAGAGGCGCGGGGCGGTGAATCGACATAGCGATGGCCGCCTTGGGAGGCCGCCAATGCCACTTGCCGCCGATGGATCGCAACCCGCGAAATCACGTAGGTGCGCCATTCCTTCGGGCATTCATCGATCATCTTTCGGCGAACGTCCTCACGGCGCTCATCAATGACGCGCTGTGCGTATTCCGCTGATAGAGGCTCATGCTCAAACATGCTCGAATCTGCCTGAAGGTGTGGACCTGGCTAGATTCGCTCGCGATGGGAGGGGGCTGTATTTCTTGCACGCGCAAGAAAAAGCCCCGCTGAGTGCGGGGCTTGGGGAGGGTCAGCTAGTGTAGCCGCTTGGGGACATCGGCGTAACCGAACAGGTCGGGCTCTTGCTGGCGATGTAGCTCGCGCTGTCGGGCAATGATGTCATAGACCGCCTGGCTCGACATGTTGAACTGCCTGGCCAGCTTGTCAGGGCGCGTGTTCTTGTCGCGCCACTCGTGGAAGATTTCGGCATCCCTCAGCGCCCGGCGCAATTTATCGCCTCGCGGTATGTAAACGACAGCACCGCCCATGGTTTGGCAGATCGCGTAGACAACCTCACGGGCGATCTGCGGAACGGTGTCGGTCATCTCCGGCAGCAGCTGGAACAGCTTGTTCTCGGCAAGGCTGGACATTTCTACCAACGTCCCTTCCCAGCGACTCAGCACCACCGGGTCGCTCATCTGTGCCAGGACTTTTGCAGGATCCAGCTTGTCGATGTCCCCGCTATCGAACAGTTCTCCGTTGCTCATTGCCGCCTCCCATGTCGTTTCGCATCCTTGGCTAGGGCCGCGACGACGCCGCCCAGCTGCTTGGCGTCCAGCCACTCCAGCCGCTCTACCTGGTACAGCCGCTTGGCCAGGCCATCACCGTACTCCCATGGCCGCCCAGCCTCGGCCAGCTGGGCCTCGATCTTGCCGACCAGCTTTGCCTTGTCCGCAGCAGGCTTGGGCTTGTCCCGACCTTGCTTCGGCTTCCAACCCAGGCGCTCGAACTCACGCAGCACATTGGCCACCTGCAGGGGGTTCAAATCCTTGGCAGATGACTTGCCTGTGACCCGGTGCAGTAAAGCCCGATAGGTGTCGTCATCCAGGCTAAGGTCTTTCTTGGCGATGTGGATCTTGCTCAGCTGCTGATTACGGCGATTCATGATGCCCCCAGTGCCAGCGCGGCTGGCGTCGTGCCATGCATTCCATGGTTGAGGCGCACTTCGGATGCAGCCAACACGCCGTGCGAGGCATCGCTAAACGCCCGGACGCCACCTCTACGGCGGGTTGTTGCATTACGGTCCAGTGGTTTCTGCTGCACCAGGTCGGGATAGTGGTGTGCCAGGTATTGCTCCACGGCTGGTGATAGCTTCGCACCCGCGAACGCTGCCACCTGCTCATGCACGGCATAAACCCATGCCTCGCAGAACACATCGGCGCGGCGCACCTTAGTGGTCAACTTGCAGTTCTTGAGCTTGGTCAGCGTGAAGTCACGGCGCGCCTGACGCACCTGACGCAGCAGTACCGTCATGGTGTACCCGGCGACCTCGGCCATTTCACCGACGAAGTTCCAGCGCCCAACCCCGCCAGCAAAGATCACTTTGCAGGTGTAGGCCTTTGCCACGGCGTGAGATAACTGCGCTTCCCACTTTGCCGGGGTCTTCTTGGAGCCAGCGACGGCGGCGCACTCCATTACGTCAGCCATGCTCACATCGGCCTGGCCGATGCCGTATTGCTGCATCAGCGCCTGTGCCTGCCGCATCGCGGCCGCCGCCTCATGAGGGTTGGCACTGGTGGCCAACCGCAGGCATTTCTTGATCTTGTCCAGGGCCTTGTTACGGTCCATGAGATTTCCTATCTATCGTGTGACGCCGCTCAGTGCAGGCGCTCAATGCTGGTGTTGTTGGCTTCCAGGTGCTTCTTCAGCGAGTTGAAGCTCGACCAATCCCAGGTGACGCTAGTGATCGTCTTGCTGGCCAGTTCATCAGCCCGTTTTTTGCCAGACGTCTTGCGATACAGGGCGATCTCGGCGCCCGAGAACATCTTTTTGCTGCTGCGACGGAAGAAGCGGCGAGCCTCTTCGTGCACAGGCTGGTCGCCTTCGACCTGTAGCCATGCGTACTTCCGCGAGTCGTTGACATAGACCTCAGTGCACCAGCTACGCGATTTGGCATCGGTGCATTGCATCAGCTCCACGCGAAACCCGTCGCACATCAGGGTCATCTTCCCGTAGGGCTGGTCCATCTGGTCCCGCAATTCTTCCCAGTCGTGTTGCTGCATGCTTTCCTCGGCTGCTCATCAGTGCCCGGCCACCACGGCGGGCAGACCAACCCCGGCCAGGCCGGGGCGGTTTCGCTTAGTGGACGGTTGGCTTGGTGTGCAGCTTCTCGTGGTAAGCCATGAGGGATTCGTAGCTGTACTCATCGTTTGCGAACCCTGCGGGCAGCTCGATACGTGCAATGAGCCGGGCACTTTCCACCATAGTGGCCACCACCCGCGCAGAGGCGGTGCCGCTGGGTTGGTTGTCGACGCTTACGGAAACGCCGGTCTCGTTGTCTTCTACGGTGATTTGGAACTTGGCCATGTGTACTACTCGCTAAACAGGTGGTGAGCTGATCAATGCAGGGACTGGGTAGGCGCTGTGAGTGCCGCGCTTGCGATGTCGAGAGGGATCGGCACGTACTGCTCCGACTCTCCGATGCGGCGATACACCCGGATGTAGCTCTTGGAGCCTACGACCTGGACCGCGTCCCCGATGGCCTCCATTGCCCGCTGCCAGCGTTCGTCCTTGATGTCCATCCGGCGCAGGCCCAGGACGCGACCTGTGCTGATCTCGCCTTGCTTGTCAGCCCGGAACGCCTCATTGACGATGGCACGCACTTCGCTTCGGGCGTTCTGCGTCCACTCGGTCAGGCATTCATCGATCAGGGCACGTGCGGCCTGTAGTCGCTCGTCAAACCGAATGTTGTCCTGTGCCGCTTGCACCACCTTGAATTGCCCGTCGAACGACATCAGAGTCAGGTTGCCTTTCTTGCCGCCCAGCTTGGCGTTGTACTGCTCCGCCGACATGTCCACGAACGCTTTGATGTCGCCGAATGCGTCGGCCTTGAAGGTGGCCAGCACTTCCGAAACCGCCTGCGCCTTCTTCACCAGCTCCAGCACCAGGTCATTGCGTGCCATGTCGATTGGCTTCACCAGGTCCAGGGGGACCAGGTGGCCTCTGGCGTCTTTCAAGAATCCTTCGGGAACGATGCTCATCAGTTGTGTTGCTCCGTATTCGTTTGTTGGTCCGCCCGCTGCTGTTCCGCGGTTGCGATCAATCCAGCGGCCTGGCGGGAGTATTCAAATTGTCTGCTGGTCTTCAGGATCGTGACCCGCTGCGCACCGGTTCGCCCCCTCAGTCGGGCGACGATGCCGTCCAGGGCGACGTTGCCGGTCTTCAACTGCTCATCCGTCCTTTCAGGCTTGGGCAGACCTGGTGGTAGCTCGCGGGGCTTCAGATCCCGGAGAAACCTCGCAGGGGATGGCCATTTCTCGCAGCTCGAAAAGAGCGTTTCGAAGGTTTCCCGGATACGTACCGTGTCCTGGGCTTCGTCCCATTCCCGGTTTTTGGTGAGCGCGATTAGCCAGATATCGAGCGTCTTTGTGACCGCATCGGCGGCGGGTGCCCCGTCCAGTCGCAGCGCAACAAGCCCCTGGAACCCAGCGACAATGGCGCGTTCGAACCACTTCTCAACCATTGGCACGGTCCTCCAGTGCGGCCAGCGCTGCGCTGGTCTGGCTCTGTTGGCGTGAGGGCAGGCGCGGCGCTTGTGCTGGCACGGGTGCCAAAACGCCCGCTGCGGCCTGGGGCTGATACTGAGTCATGACCTGATAGAGCCAGCCATGTCCTTTCAGCGGCGTTGCGAGGCGACCGGTTTCACGCGCCGACAGAGCCTGGTCAATGGCCCACGCCCAGCACTCAGGCGGGGCACTGAACACCTGGCCGCCACGCTCGATGCGCTGGGACTGAACATCAGGCAGCAGTTCCGCGAGCAGCTTGGCCACACGATCCATGGTCAGCTCACGGGTTTCAGGTCGGAACAGACCGAGATAGCGAACCAGGGCATTACCGAGCGAGCCGGAGAGCTTGAAGGCAATGCCCAGTGCTTCGCGAGCACCGTCATGGGCAATCAACGCATCGAGCGAAAGCGTGGTGCCGCAGTTGGGGCAGCGTGTACGCATCAATGCACCCCCACCTTGCGAACGCTGAACGCGCCGCCACAGGCCGACGCAATGGGCGCCGGATGATTGCGATACCAGGAGATCTGCGCGTCGGTCCACTCGCCGTCTTGGCCACCTTGAGGCATGGCACTGTCGTATGCCTCCAGCGCATTTCGAAACAGCTCGGCGGCCTCTTCGGAGGGCAGTAGGCGGATGGGAGTACCGTCGCCTGCTTCGACCAGCCACGCCTCAGGCATAAAGCTCGGTTCGTCCTCAGCGGCAAAATCTGAAGCCACGGAACCGAACTTATTTCCCCCTGTCAGAGTCGACGGAAAATTACGGTCGTGTTTTTGAATCGCCGAAAAAAGGTGATCCAGTCGGTCAGCTTCAAAGCCTGCGGCGCGGTAAGACGTCGCGAACCCGACACACCGGCCAGCAAAGTGCAGTTGAATCATGCCAGCGCCCCTTACATGGATTTGAATAGCGGGCTTATTGGACGGTTGCATTGTTCTTACCTCCACAAGTCGGGTTAAAAGGGCACTGTTGGCATACGCGCCAGTGCTGCATTGCAAGCGGGTTATGAGTAGGGGCCGGGCGCCGATAGAAGCCCTGGCACTGTTCGACTGTTAGCGTTTCGCCGGTAGCAACGCACTCGATACGCCCGAGAACTTCCATTACCCGGCGCTCTTTACCTCTTGGGAGCCGCTCGACTCGCTGACAGAACGCGCCAGGATCGCGGCTTGAGTCTCGGCGGGCAGGGTAGTCAGACAGTACTCAATGGCTTTTGAGCCAATGCGCTTGCGTCCTTGCCAGTCGGCCTTGCCGCGAATCTGGATTGCCCGCTCTGTGCTGGGCATACCGGGTAGTCCCGCGAGTTCGCGAGCAGTAAACCAGCCAAGTTGATTGGTCATCGATCCAAACCTGTTATGTGTTCTTGGTAATAAGCGTTAGACTTCTAATCGTTTTCCGAAGGCGACTAGGGCTTAGGGTTTCTTGGTCTTGATGGTTGACCGTTACTGCCCCAGCGCTCAGGCCAGATGTCCTCTGGCTCAAGCTTCAAGGCGAGAGCTATAGCTCGCTCCATGCGTGGATAGGGGCCGCGCTTGACGTTGTTCATTGCGTTTCGCTCCACCCCCAAAGCTTTTGCGAGCTTGGACAGGGAGGTCTCTCGGGCGCGTAGCTGGAACTTGATCCACTCCCATCGGAGTTCGGGGTCCTTCGGAATTTCGTTACTTGTTGTCATTTTCTGTTTCCTGGGTCGCTGGAAAATGCTGGATTTCAGGGCGTCTAACGTTCCCATGTGAATAAATCTAGCCGTTTTCAGAAGGCGGCACAACAGAAAACAGAAAATTCGTATTCGGTTTTTGGCGCATGGTCTTCCGAAAACGACGCAAGCTCTTGAAGTTAAACAGTTTTTCGGAAAGCGAAATTTCGGATTGCCCGGCAGATGGCATTTCGCTTTCCCCTTACTGGAATCCGAAATGTCGAAAACAGAAATACAGGCATTCGCAAAAGCCTTGGGGGAGCGCATCAGGCACTGTGTGGGGCTCGCGGGAAGCGGCGAAGAGCTGTCCCGTAGGACTGGGATCCCCCGGAGCACGCTGGAGTCGTATTTGAATGGCGAAAGCGAGCCGAAGGTGTCTCGCCTGGTAGCCATCGCACATGCCGTTGAGGCTGATCTTGAATGGCTGGCGACAGGGGCACTTCGTCAGGTGGCCGCTGATGCACCGGCGGACGACGAGGTTTATGCCTACATACCGCTCTACGATGCCCATATCAGCCAGGGTCACGGCGCGTGGACAGAAGGGGCGAAGGTGCTTACAAAGCTGGCGTTTACCCGCTACAGCTTGCGCAAAAAAGGGCTTTCGCCGGAAAAGCTCGCAGCTGTGCGGGTGGACGGCGACTCGAACGAGCCGATTCTCAGCGATGGGGACACGGTGATGGTCGATCTGAGCCGCAACATGCTCCAGGGGGAAGCGTTCTACGTAATACGCCTGGACGACCTGCTTTATGCAAAGCGGCTGCAACGCCTCTATGACGGCAGCGTAAAGATCATCAGTGCGAACACAGCTTATGAGTCGATGACCGTTCCCTATGAGCGGCTCAGCTCGCTCCACATCATTGGCCGGGTGGTGTGGGCTGGCGGCTGGATGATCTGAACGCCAGATGCCAAAGAGCCCGCTAAATGCGGGCTCTTTTCACTTCGGCGCCATTTCTCGGCTTAGCGTCTGTTTGGCACAGGTTTTTCAGCGGTTCCCTTCCTCTGGCCCCCGTCTTTCCTGGCTTTTCCACTTTCTTCCCGCTTCTTCCCCCTTCCTTTCGCTTAGTGCCATACACAGAACATCCTCACACGCGCAGCGCAGCAGCGCCATGGCATGGTCACAGGCCTGGGCGTTGCTGACGCCTTCGCGCAAGGTCCACAGCGAACGCTCCAGGTCGCGGGGCGTGGGGGTGGGGTTGAGGTAGAAATCGAGGGCGCGGCGGGCTGCTTCTTCGTCGAGATCTGTTTCCGTTTCTTTCGAGATGCTCAT